CACATTTTAACCCATGTAACACGCCTAACCCACCGTGGTGGTGCGAAGAACACGAGCCAATCCCGATCGAACCGAACATTTTAATGATTGTTGGAATGTTCACATTTGGAATATTACTTTTGACAAAGAAATGCACCCGTAGCTCAGCTGGATAGAGCATCTGCCTTCTAAGCAGACGGTCACAGGTTCGAGTCCTGTCGGGTGTACGAATTAAATTAAATAACATGCCAGACTTACATTGCCCAGAATGCGGTAAGGAACGCTTTGAGCGATCGCTTACTATGAAAGTAAAAGACGGAGAGACCTACTATGTAGAAGGTCAGTGCGAATGCGGAGCTCAGATGAAGCTCACCAACCCTAAGACGGGGGTGGCAAACCTAGGGAGAATGACCTCTCACGGACAGAGTTACTGATGAAGCGGGAACATACTATTTGCCTTTGCATGATTGTAAAGGACGAGGAGGCTGATATCCAACGCTGCTTAGACAGCGTAGCTCCATACATCGACTACTGGGTTATCTCGGATACAGGCTCTAGCGACAATACGATGCAGAAGATACAGGAGATCATGGATGGTCATGGTATACCTGGTGAGTTGCACGAACATAAATGGGAGGATTTCTCTACCAATAGGAACCACGTAATCAAGCTGGCTCGAAGCAAAGCTGACTACTTGTGGTTCATGGACGCTGATGATGACTTCGTGTCCGAAGTCGATGACCCATTCGCCAACATCCAGGAAACTGCCGACCTGTATTACTTTCAGTACCAGCTACGTGACGGTACGCTGTTCGATAGGCAGGCCATGTTCTCGTCATCAGCCCCGATTATTTATCACGGAGTAATCCATGAGTTCTTGTCTTATGCTGACCTATCTGACCTAGAGAAAGGCAAGGTAAGCATGGTGAAAGACTGCATGATTAACGCGCGTTCTTCCCCAACCAAGAGAGCAGACAAGAAAGAGAAGAAGTATCTGAACGATGCAAACCTTATCAAGAAGGCTCTTAAAGACCCAAAGCTTGATCAGCGTCTCATGCCTAGATATCTATACTACTTGGGCATGTCTTACAAAGAGGCTGGTCAGCACAAAAAGTCTATATCCGCTTACAAGAAGAGATTGAAGTACGGTAATCGTGGAGAACACCACGAAAGATACCTTGCCTTAAAGGATATCGCTGACATCAAAAAGTCTCTTCACAAAACGCAAAAGCTCTACGGGCAGGACGATATAATCAACTCTTACCTGATGGTTTGGGAGGAGTTCCCCACTAGGATCGAGCCCATAGTTCAGCTTATGGACTTCCTGTTTCACAAGCAAAGGTTCTTGCTTGCCCTCATGATAGCCGAGCTTCCAACTAAAACAATGGTGGCAGACGAGGGGGATACACTTCACAATAAGGCTGACTACACTTATAACTTCCCTGCTCAGTATGCGGCGTGTGCTGTAGAAGCTGGGTTTAAAGAGTTTGCCATAAAGACAGCTGAATCAGCAGCTGCTAAGCTTGAGGGAGTTGAGAAGGAGTATATGGAGAAACTACTAGACAGCATAAAACAGCTATGAAGTTTTCAGTTGTGATACCCACTATGTGGAGGTCCGAAAGGACGCTTCCCATGCTGAAAGACCTAGACGCTTCTGACTACATTGAAGAGATCATCATTGTAGATAACGATACCTCTAAATGTCCAGGGTTGTCAGATATTTCTAAGCTTATCTACCTGCCTCAAAAGAAAAACATTTACGTCAATCCAGCTTGGAACTTGGGTGTTGAAACTTCCAGTTGCGACTACGTATGCATCCTTAACGATGATATTTCTTTTGATGTAGACACTGCCTTTAAAGCTGCCATCAGAAACTTCAAAATGGGTCACACATTAGCAGGGTTACATCAGCTTAGCTATGACCATCTCGACAGCCGCGAAGCGATCAGCCCCTTCTATGGTTTTGGTTGTTGTATGTTTTTAGACAAATCTGACTGGACGCCAATTCCTGGTCTATTAAAGATTTGGTATGGAGACACATGGTTGGTTAGCACTTTCTCCTCTATTGTTTTTATTGTCGTTGATGTAGATACAGACATGTCTACTACCGTTAAGAGCGAAGAGTTTAAAGAAGTAATAAGTTCAGACAACGAAGAATGGAAAAAAATCATATAGCAATTTGCCTTCCAGTCTGGGGCAGGCACAACGAAACAAAAATATGTCTTGAGTCTATGTTTAAGTACACTGACATGTCTTTCATTCATTCGATAAATGTTTACGACAATAATTCTCACGACGACAGAATAGAAGGCATGGTTAAGTCTTTTGATGTGAATTACATCAAGGGAGATTTTCCTAGTGCTTGGCACGGGATGTTCAAGATGAGTGGAGATCTAAGAGAAGACGGTTCATGTCATTACCTAGCAAAGGTTGATAACGACGTCGAGTTCACTGTCGATTGGATCAAACCTATACTTGACGTATTTGAGTCAGATGAAAAAATAGCATCTGTTAGATACGGAAGAACTGAATCTAACGGAAACGTAGACCTCAGCCTAAAAGACGGTTATTCTGGAGGTCTTAAGGTCTTCAAGAAACGTCTCTTCGACCCTAAGTGTTTTATTGGTCAAGGACAAGAAAGGTTTTTTGGAAGTGAAAATCTTAGCAGGACCCTTAATAAGCAGAACTGGAAGACCGTCTCTGTTGAGGCTGGAATAAAAATGCAAAATACACCTAGATCAAATGGAGAGTAAAAAGAGAATTTTAATTACAGGGTCAGAGGGATTCATAGGAAGAAACCTTAAGCGAGCTTTAGAGAAAAACGGACACTATGTGGTTGGTGTTGACACTGATCCAGGTCCAGAAAACCTGAATCCTCCGATCAACATCCTGGACGAAAATAAGTTTAGGTCTTTAGTCGAGATGGTTCAACCCCACATTGTTGTTCATCTAGCCGCCTCTGTGGGTAGGGTTCTTTGCGAGGACGTCATCAAAAGAACGATTGAGGACAACGCATTTATGACCGCCATCGTTGCCAAGACGTGTGGCGACCTTGGGGTGAAGCTCGTTTACACGTCTACTAGTGAGATCTACGGAGACTTTGGGAACGAGGAGGCAGATGAAGACACCATCCCAAAGCTTCCTCACAATCTTTACGGTCTATCAAAAAGATGGGGGGAAGAGGTTGCGGCTTTGTATGCGCCTGATGGTCTATGTATAATTAGACCTTCCATGCCTTACGGTCCTGGAGCGCCTCCTGGCCGTGGTCGAAGAGCCATGGATAACATGATGTGGCAGGCTATTCACGACATGCCCATCGTAACTCATAATGGAGCGGAGCGGTCCTGGTGCTGGATAGGAGATCTTGTAGATGCATACGTGCTAATCATTGAGACTGACCAGGAAGGTGCGTTTAACGTCGGTAGAGATGACGACTATAGGTCTATGACAGAGATTGCTCAGCGAGCTTGCGACCTAGCTGGAAAGGACTACTCTCTTATCACGATGGTAGACCCTCCTGGCAATCAAACCGCAGTAAAAAGACTTTCGACCAAGAAACTGAAGGATCTTGGGTGGTCACCAAAGGTTGAGTTAGACGAAGGTGAAAAGATTCTTTTTGAGTGGATTAGTCAGTTTGATGAAAACGGAAAGTTCTTTACATGAAGAATTTTTACTTTTTAGGTGATTCAATATGTTACGGACAGTGGTTTCCAGTTCACAAAAACTGGGTGTCTATGTTTTCTGAGAAGATAGAAAGTGATGGATATACAGTTATGAACTGTTCTGTTATAGGAAACACGAGTTCTCAAGGAATGTCTAGAATGTATCATGAGGTTTTATTTAGGGACCCATCCTATGTTTATGTTCAGTTTGGAATGAATGACTGTAATTTTTGGGACGACCAAAAAGGTTTGCCTCGTGTGTCACTTGAGTTGTTTTCTGAGAATATGTCAGAAATTAAAAAAAGAGTGGAGTCGTTTGGAGCTATTCCTGTTTTTGGAACCAATCACAGGTCTCAAAAAAACAAGCTGTACGATCAGAACAACATTGATTACAATAAGTCATTGAGGTCTCTTTGTGCTGATTTAGATGTTGATCTGGTAGATCATGAGCTATTAATAGGGGAGAAAAGGGTGGTCATGAAAGACGGCATTCATCTCAACGAGCTTGGTCACAATATGTACTTAAACAATATGATGAAATGGGCTCAGTCAAGCTTGGCATAGGCTGCGAAATTCACGACTCTGTTTTTATTCATCCTGAGTCAAATGTTTCCATTGGTGATCATGTTTACCTAGGCCCTGGCGTGAGAATTATGCCTGGCGATTTGTCAATAGGGGACTACTCAAAAATTCATCAAGACACATTTATAAACCCTATGGGCGGAATTGTAATGGGTGAGTGTACGTGGATTGGTCAAAACTGTATTATAGATGGCACTGGAGGTATATGTATGGGTGATTTTGTAGGTATTGGAATGTATTCACACCTTTACTCTCATATACGCCAGGGTGACATTTCTATGGGGTGCAGGTTTGAAAGGAACAAAAAACTAGTTATTGAGGATGATGTTTGGTTTGTGGGTATGTGTTTAGTGTCTCCGATAATCGCCAAGAAAAAATCAATGGCGATGCTTGGTTCGGTCGTAACAAAAAACATGCTTGAGAATAGGACCTATGGAGGTAACCCATGTGTTGACATAACACATAAAGTAGGCCCTCAGTTTGAGACCCCCAAGGAAAGACTGTCAATAGTTAAGTCTTACATTGATGAGTTTTGCTCTAAAGCGTCTATACCTTCAGAAGGTTTTGAGGTCGTTGACTCTATCCCAGACACAGCGGACCCGTCAAAAACGTATTACGATGTGGTGTCTAGAACATACACAAAAACAAACAGAACAAACGAAGTCATGTTGAATAAGTGGATGTTTAAGTATAGATCTAAATTCAAGTCAAGATGAAAAACATATCTGTTCTTATACAGTACTATAATCGAAGGGATCAATTCATTCAAACAATGAAGTCTATAGAAAGGACGAAATACGATAAATCTCTTCTTGAGTTTGTTGTGTTTGATGACGCGAGCTCAGAAGAACACAGAATCGACGACTGCATTGAAATGTTTCCCTCATTGAACATAGTGTTCAAAAGACTGGAGCCCAAAGAAAAGGATTGGGGGACCAGGTGCAATGTGGTCCCAACCAACATGGGTATTGAGATGTGCAGTCATGATTTTTTTTTAATAAATGGAGCAGAGCTTTTTCATCGAGGCGATATAATATTTGATTTTTCTGAAAGGGTTTCCGACAACAATTATGTTTGCTACGCAACATACGAGATATCTAAAGAACAAACCTTTGTCGATTTTGACAGCTTAGACTCGATTACTGGAGGGATTTGCTTACAGTCATCTAAATCAAACAACAGAATGTTGCCGTTTTGCGCTGGCATGTCTAAGTCAGCTTTCAGTAAAGTTGGTAAATTTGACGAGTCGTTTAAATGGGGTGATGGCAGAGCAGATGTTGAGTGGGTTGACAGGATGTCTAAAACAGACATAGAGATGATACCCGTTGACTCTCCTTACACTATTCATCAATGGCATCCAAGAATATGAATCTAATTGACGTAGAAGGATATGAAACTAAAGGGATTAAGATCGACCCTAACGGTACAGAGGGAGACATCATCGAACTCCATGGGTTACTCGTTGTACTCCCAAAGAAACCGAAGCGATCGGAGATTCTCTTCCATGAAAAATCAAAGGCAATGCAGATGTGGCAACGCATCCCTATGCCCGAAGAACTGCAAAGGATTCGCAGTATGGATGAGTGGCTCGAAAAGCCTGCCGAGTTTCGAAAGAAGTTTCGTTCTTACATCGAACAAGAGTTTCAGCGTAGGCGCGACGGTGTGTGGTTTTACAATAATGGGGAACCTACGTATATTACAGGGCGACACTATATGTTTCTACAATGGTCTAAAATTGATATCGGATACCCATCATACCTCGCTTTCCAAAGGGAAATCTTTCTCCACATGGCTGCTTGCGAAGCTGATCCCCGTTGTTTCGGTCAGCTATATACTAAGTGTCGTCGTTCTGGCTACACTAATGTATGCTCTGCTGTACTTGTTGACGAAGCTAGTCAAGTTAAAGAGAAGCTTTTGGGGATACAGTCAAAGACTGGTAAAGACGCTCAGGAAAATATTTTCATGAAGAAAGTGGTCTCTATTTTTAGAGGCTACCCCTTCTTCTTCAAGCCTATTCAGGACGGTACTACGAACCCGCGTATGGAGCTGGCTTTCCGTGAGCCGTCAAAGCGTATCACGAAGAACAACAAGACGTCTCAGCGAGGAGACGCCCTCAACAGTGTAATCAATTGGAAGAACACCACGAACAACGCATACGATGGTGAGAAGCTACATATGCTGTATCTCGACGAGGCGGGCAAATGGGAAAAACCTACGGATATCCGCGAGGCTTGGCGTATAGAGCGTACATGTCTTATCGTAGGTAAGCGCGTAGTAGGTAAGGCGCTGGTAGGCAGTACTGTTAACCCTATGGACAAAGGGGGAGACGAATACAAAGGTTTGTGGGAAGACTCCAATCCTAACGAGAGAAACAACAACGGAAGAACAAGGTCGGGGCTGTACAGAATCTTTATCCCAGCCTACGAAGCACTAGAAGGATTCTTTGATAAGTACGGGAATGCCGTAGTAGACGACCCAAAGAAAGAGATTGAAGGTGTAGATGGGGAGCCAGTAGATCAAGGTAGTCGAGCGTACCTAAAGAACGAACGTCACTCATTCAAGGACGACCCGTCTGAACTAAACGAGATCATCAGGCAGTTCCCCTTTACTGAGGATGAAGCCTTCAGAGATAGTATCGAGGGGAGTTTGTTCAACATCGGTAAGATCTACCAGCAGATCGAGCATAACGACAGCATCTACCCTAACCCAGTGGTTCAGGGAAACTTTGTTTGGAGAAAGAAAGATGAGGAGGTGGTGTTTTCCCCAGACCCTAACGGCAGGTTCCGAGTAGCGTGGATGCCGCCAGAGCATCTCAGAAATCAGAAGAAAGACGAGCGCGGTAAGCGAATCCCACCCAACGCGCATATCGGAGTAGGCGGGGTTGACTCTTATGACCTCGACGCTACGGTAGACGGTAGAGGCTCTAAGGGTGCGCTACATATGTACAACAAGTTCAATATGGACGTACCACCAAATATGTTTGTAGTGGAGTATGCTTCTCGTCCTGACCTGGCTAGCATCTTCTACGAAGACGTGTTGATGTGTGCTTTCTTCTACGGCTATCCACTGCTTATAGAGAACAACAAGTACGGGATTGCAAGGTACTTTGAATCAAGGGGTTACGACGGTTACCTGCTGGATCGCCCAGACTTTTTGAAAAACCCTAACTCCTCCAGCAACGTAAGAACGAAAGGCATCCCGTCTAACTCTCAGGACGTTATTCAGTCTCACGCACAGGCCATCGAAGCTTATATCCACGACCACGTAGGAATACGTGCAGAGACAGAGGAGTTTGGCAAAATGTACTTTAACAGAACGTTAGAGGATTGGATAGGCTACAAGATTGACAAGCGAACCAAGTTTGACTTGACCATTAGTTCTGGGCTGGCTTTGTTAGCGGCACAAAAATCAAAGAAGAAAAAGTCAAAGGCGGACTTCACAGATAAGCAATTTTTCAGGACATACAAGCCAAAAGTCTGGCACTCCTAGTTTTACTATATTTGCATTGAGTTAAAATAACTCCACTCATTGCAGATGTATAGTAATAATAAAAACTCTTCTAGCTTTCCAGACCCGTTGGCTCCCTCTGACGTAAAGCAGAGTAAAGGCTACGGGCTGAAATACGCTAAGTCCATTTACCAGCAGTGGGGAAAGATAGATCAAGACGGTTCTTCGTACAGAACCAGAAAGAATGTTTTCGACAGAAACAGAAAGTATGCGAATGGTACTCAAGACACAAGTATCTATAAGTCGCTTCTTACTTCTCTTGACCCTAATAATGGCGATGGAAGTATGCTTAATCTGGATTTCACACCAGTACCTATCCTTCCTAAATTCGTTAGGATCGTCGTAAACAAAATCCTTTCTCTCAGCCCTTACCCAAACCTCGAAGCTGTCGATCCGCTGTCTTCGTCTGAAAAAGACAAAGATCGCAGAAAGATGGAGATGATGATCCAGGCTAAGCGCGAGCTTGCTAAGATCGAAGAGAAGACGGGGGTAAGTGTAGGTATGAAGTCCAAGGATATCCCTGAGACCCTCGAAGAAGCAGAGATCTTCATTGGAAACAACATCAAGTCGTCGTCTGAGATTGCAGCTCAGATTGCTACTAACCTTACGCTGGAGTGGAACAACTTCAACGACACTACTTTGCGTCGCTGCGTAAACGACCTAGCTGTCCTCGGCATGGCGGTAGTGAAGCGAAGCAACGACCCTGAGTATGGAATTAAGACGGATTATGTAGACCCCTCTTGCTTCATCCACAGCCATACAGAAGACCCAAACTTTGACGATATTGTATATGCTGGTCACGTAAGACATATGTCTATCGGTGAGCTCAAGCGTGTCGCTGGTGATCAGTTCGACGAAGAGGACTTCAAAAAGATCGCTAATACCGCTCAGAAGAAGTACGGGTATGACTCACGCAAGATGGGTAGCTCTTCTTACGACAATAACAGCGGTTCCACTAACTACGGATATGACGACTACATGGTCGAGGTTCTCGACTTCGAGTTCATGTCTGTAGACTGTGAATACTTCGAGTCAAAGGAAAGCCGCTATGGAAACGTAGGGTTCTACGCTAAGGGCGAGAACTATAAAGGCCCACAAAACTCTGTGTTCAACAGAGACGTGATGAAGATGGAGACGGCCTCTGTGTACGGTGGTTGTCATGTATTGGGAACTGATTATTTGTTCAATTACGGCAAGAAGAACAATATTCCAAAGAATATTCACGACATTTCTCGCACGAATCTTTCTTACTCTGCCTGTGCTACCAACTTGATGGACATGGTTCCAAAGTCTATGGTAGATAGCTGCATCGGATTTGCTGATCAGCTTCAGCTTACGCACCTCAAGATTCAGCAGGCAGTAGCTAAGGCTAAGCCTGACGGCATCATCATTGATATCGAGGGACTGGAGAATGTTCAGCTCGGCAAGGGCGGTGAGTTGCAGCCGTTGGACCTCCACGATATCTACGAACAGACGGGTGTCTTCTACTACAGAAGCAAGAACCCAGAGGGAGGATTCCAGAACCCACCAATCCGAGAGATCGGCAACAGCATTCGAAACATCAATGAATTGATTGGTTTGTACAACCACTATCTACGCATGATTCGTGACGCTACGGGAATCAACGAGGTAATGGATGCATCGACACCTAAGTCAGATGCGCTTGTTGGTGTTAGACAGCAAGCCTTGGCAGCCGCTAATAACGCTATTTACGACATCACGAACTCCTCGATGGTCCTTTATAAGAAGGTGTGCAGCGACATCGTGAAGTGCGTACAAGTTATCCATCCAGATTCTGTTCTTTATAGGATTTATGAGAATGCCATCGGGAAAGAGAATATGAGCGTACTCAGTTCTTTCAGAAACCTGGCTATGTACAACTTCGGGGTCAAGGTAGTCAAAGAGATGGAAGAGGGGGAGCGACAGTACCTGGAGCAGAATATTCAGATTGCACTCTCTCAGAAAGAAATCGACTTAGAAGATGCTATCGCAGTTCGTCAGCTCAAAGACATCAATCAGGCAGAGAGGCTGTTGATCGTTCGCAGAAAGAAGCGTATCGCTATGAACCAACAGATCGCTATGCAGAACTCTCAGCAGCAAGCACAGATTCAGCAGGCTTCAGCCCAGGCTACTTCTCAGGCTAAGCAGCAAGAGATGCAGATGGAAGCTCAGCTGAAGGCTCAGGAGATGCAGCTCAAGAATCAGTTAGAGGCGCAGCTCGAAGGCGTGAAGCACGAGTTTAGAAAAGAGATTGAGCTCATCAAGGCTCAGGCTACCCTTGGATTCAAAGAGGACGACAAGAACTTCAAGGAAAAGCTCGAAGTCTTAAAGGAAGACAGAAAAGACGACAGGATTAAGAAAGAGTCCGCAGAGCAAAGCAAGCTTATTTCCCAGAGACAAGGGGAGAGAGGCGAGCTCGAAGGTGAGCAGCAGGCTGGAGACATTACATCAGAAATATTAGGATAATAAGATGGCGCAAACAATAAACTTAGATACTTCTCAGAGGGTGGACATCACCTGTAGGAAAGGCGACACATTTGATTTGTCTTTGACACTGAAGGATAACGCGTCTACTCCAGCCTCTGTGGTGGCCGATAACGACACCTTTAAGATGGAGGTTAGAACTACCGACGAGGAGGGAGACGCTTACGCTAATGGCAACGCAACCATTATTTTGAGCACAGAGGATACTGACGGTTCGGGCGATACAAAGCAGATAGTTGTACAAGACTCGGCTGATGCGGCATTCACTTCACTTAGCGTGGGAGCAGCCGCCACGGATGGTGTCGTTAGGTTTACGGCCACCGCAGCAATCATGGCCTCAACTTCTGCTGGGCTTTATGTTTACGACATCGAGATGACCGATAACAGCGAAGGAGATAAGGTTACTACTTTAATTTACGGTACGTTTAAAATCAATGAAGACGTAAGCGTATAATGGCAACCAACATCACCATATCGACTGGCGACACCACGACTGTAGTCACCGTACCAGAGGTACAGAACAATATTACCGTATCTAAGAATGAGATAACTTCTGCTGAGAGGGAGAAGATTTCTAATATGGTCACTCTTGACGGGGCTCAGACAATTAGTGGCGCTAAGACTTTTACAGGGCTGACAAGCCTAAACACCTTATATACAACTGGTCCATCCGCATTTACGGGGGAAGTTTTGATGTCTGGCGGAGACCTTTCTATAACTGCGGGAAGCCTAAGTGTTTCGGGGACATCTAGTTTCCAGGATAACGCCATTTTTCAAAGTGATTTACAGGCGCAGAGTTTAAATTTTGTTGGAAATGGCACATCCATTATTGCTCCAGCGTCGGCTTCACCGCCTGGTGATGTTGTATTTCCTGATGATCTTGAGATTCGATCAAACGGCAATGTTGTTGTAAAGCTTGATTATGACGATAACGAATCTGGTCAAAAATTTAAAGTCACTGATAACAACGCCGCTGTAAAGTTTAGCGTAGACGAAGACGGATCTGTTGCTGTTTCGGGATCACTTTCTGTGGGTGCTTATACAGGCTCTCCTGTAACAGATACGGGATACCTTCTTCCATCAACTAAAGGTTCTGCCAGGCAAGCCCTGCTGATGGATATAAATGGTCACGCCCTGGGGTTTAGGGGCATATCTTTTAGCGATATAAACGTATCAAATACCCCTCCTCCAGCTGGATCTCCACCTCCAGGTCAGTTTTACGCCAAGTATCTTTTGAACTCTGATGGTTCTGAGGCTGTTAACGTGAATCACGGCGGATCAAATCTTAGCATTAATTCTGCTTCTATGCCAAATAGCGTAGGGCTTTACGTAAATGGAGACGCTAGAGTCAATGGAGCTATTCAAGTAGGTGACGCATTTGGTGTTACCTACGCCTTCCCAACTACCGACGGTACAGCCAATCAGGTTCTAGCTACAGACGGCTCAGGTGCCGTCACCTTCGTAACCCCAAGTACAAGCAATGTAACAGAAGGGACTAACCTCTATTACACAGACGCTCGCGTAGCTGCTAACTCAGCTGTTGCAGCAAACACGGCTAAAAATAGTTATCCGACATCCGACGCTACAAAGTTAGCTGGTATTGCCGCAGGCGCTGAGGTCAATGTAAACGCAGATTGGAACGCATCTACGGGTGATGCTCAAATTTTAAACAAGCCAAGCATTCCGTCTGCTATTGGTGAATTGTCAGATGTCCCTGCGTCATTAGGTACGTCGGGTCAGATTTTGGCGGTGAACTCAGCAGCTACAGCTTTAGAGTATGTCGCTCAACCATCTGGAACAAACCTCGCAAACTCTAACCTGACCGCAGACGATAACAGGACATACGATCAAGACGGAAACGATCTTATAATTAATCCTAATGGGGGTGCATTCGAAATCAATGATTCTTCAGGTTCTCCTAGCGGGCCAGAATTTGAAGTTGGTCAGGGTACTGTAACCTTAAGGGCTAACAGCGGCGGGATGACCATTCAGGGCTTGGTATACCCTGACTCTGACGGAACTAACGGGCAGGTGCTTACAACGAACGGCTCGGGAACTCTTTCGTTTACCACTGTTTCTGGTGGCGGAGGAGGAGGGATAGGTACTGCTGATCAGACCCTCGACGCTGACAGAACCATTGACACCAATGGGTACAACCTCGACATCGAGCTTGACCCAACAGGTACAGCAGATACCTTCACGATCCACGATGGTACGCACGACCTCTTCCAAGTGGACACGGGGACTACTGGAACTATTTTTAGCGTAAACGATGTCTCTGGCTTGCCCAAGCTTACTGTAGATGATTCTGACGGCGTTACTATCGACAAGTTTAAAGAAGTCAAGTACGAGAAACCATCGAATACAGACTTCTCTTACCAAGGGGATGTAGTATATTTCGGTGCTACTACAAGCATGACTCAGGGCGATCTTTATTACTACAACTCTTCAGGCAACTGGGCTCAGGCAGACGCTGATGCAGCTTCTAGCTCAGGGGGCGTACTCCTCGCTATTGCACTGGGGACAGCTTCAGATACGAACGGTATGCTGTTGAAGGGTACATTTACTATGGCTGCTGGAGCTATCGACGGTACAGAAGCTACGGGTGACGAGCTGTACGTAAGCACTACGGCTGGACACGTAACAAGTGCTGCCCCTACCGCTGCTGGAGATATCGTAAGAGTTGTGGGTTATATGCTTGACGGCACGAACGGACAGATTTGGTTTAATCCTTCTAATGACTTTATCACTCTTGCGTAATGCCAGACATAGATCAGAAAAACGGTATAGACATGGCTAACAT